CTTGAAGGCCAGTGTAATTGACGGTGACGTTCTCGGACGGGTTGGCCGAGAGAGCGGCGGTGATACCAGTTCCGCTAAAGACCGAAGCCTGCGTAGTGGTAGACGCCTCGATCGTGGCGTTGGCGTCAAGCACTCCGCCCGAGAGTTCGAGCTTGGAGTTAAGCGCCGTGGCGAGGTCGGTCTGGTTGCCAAGCGTGCCGGTGATGTCTCCCCAGACAATCGAAGCCACTGGAACCGTACCGCCGACGTTGACCGTCCAAGAGGCATAGGTGCCGGTGCCGGTGTGGCTGATGACGTCCACATCCATCACGCCAGTCCCAGAGTTGTACGCCGTAACGCGGGCGTGCATATGATGCGCCGCGTCGTAGGCGATGATGACGTCCTGCTGCGTGGTGTACGAAAGGCCAGTCCCGACCGTGAGGGTCTTGTTGGCGTTGTTGATGGTCAGGCTCGTCGTCGAGCTCGTCAGGTAGCGGTCGCCGGGGATCAGGGTGGCCCAGGAGGAGTCGTAGTTCGTGCCGGAGTTCTTTGTGAGCACCTGCCCGGTAGTGCCCGCGGTGGGCTGGCCTGCGGCGATGACCGCATAGGTAGACGCGGCGGTGGCGCTGAGGAGGTAGGGTGTAAGAGCTGCGCTGGTGATGTAGCCCTGGCTGGTGACAAAGGATTCCGTGGCGTATCCTGATAGGCTGGCTGCCGTCAGGAAGCCCGATGGGTTACCCGAGAGGGGGTAGTATCCAGCGGCCGCAGCTGAGGTCGTCAGGTACGAGCTCATGCCTGCCAAGGTCTGGTAGGTGGCGCTGGCCGAGGCGGTCGTCAGGTAAGGGCTGAGCGCCGTGGTGACTTGGGCGGCCGTCTGGTAGCCGGCGGGGTTACTGGCTAGGTACTTGGTCCCGAGTTCTGTCCAGAGATCTGTCTGCGCCGAAATCGTGCCGAGAATCCCGCCCCAGGTTGAGCCCGGTCCGGCTGGACCTTGAGGCCCAGGGACTCCGACCGAACCAGTCAGGGTGCCAGCGACGATGCCCGTGACCGTACCCGTCACCGTGGACTGGTCGGCGGCAAACGTGCCAGTGATGGTCCCGAAGGTCGAGGCCGTAGACGTGATGATCGCGTCGGGCATGGACTTAGACCGTGACGCTGTCGATGACGTTGACGCGGAAAATTTCGGTACGCGAGACCGTGGAGCCAGGGAAGACGAACTTGATGTCCCACTTGCCTAGGCCTAGCGACCAGTTAGCGGTCGAGCCCACATAGGTGCAGGTGAAGGACAGGCCATCGCCGGCCTTCGTGATTGTCAGGTCGTAGGTGTTCCCGCACTTGTCCTCGACCGTAGAGGTGATGGTCGTGGCCAGCAGGTTGGCGGGGCCAGTAGCGCCGGGAGTCCACGAGAATACGCAGGCGAAAGAATTGCCTTGGGAAATTGTGACAGTGTCAGCCATGGCGGTATAAATCTGCGGACGCGGGCATCCCGTCAAAGACCTTGGTTAGTCGTTGGACTCGACGTCGGAAACAAAGACCTCGACCACCGCGTAAGTTGTCCCGTCAGTTGAGCCATACGGCCCAGCTGTGGCCACGTTGTCCGCCAGCGTGTAGGTCGTGGCGGCGTTGGAAGGCTGAAGCCAATTGCCACCTAAAGAAGAAACGGTGTCAGACCAAAAGTTTTTGTCGCTCGGGGTCACCAACTCGGTAGCCGAGGAATACGTCGAAGTGGACGTAGGGTCGACCACGATAGGCGGTGTGCCCGGGATTGTGTAGCCCGTGTTATAGGTGGTCGTCGAAATTCTGAAGGTGATGGTGTGCTGTCGACGGAAGTACAGCGAATGATTGAAGAAAAGGAATGCGTAGAAGATTCGTGGGACAGCGCTGAAGTCTTGATACCATGTGTTCGTTCCAGAGTCGTAGGTCAGACTTTGATAGGTGAGAACACTGGTATTCATGTACCCGTTGGAAGAACTTAGATAAGGCTCTGTCGGTGCAGGATAAGGAGTATAAGTCTCTTGAAAGAACTGCATGCCAACCCCGCACTTGGCCATTGGCATCACTGGGGCCGAAGGGATAGACGGCGGCACTGCCGTCCTGGCTTGGTCCATCTCGACAGACTCCCCGAGCATCTCAGAGATATATGAAGGGAAGTTCGTGTAGCCGTAGGCGCTTTGCTGGATTTGCGTGGGTCCAGCATAGGGGTTCTCTGGAGTTAACTTACCCGGGTAAGACGCCAAGGGTGGTTCGTTTGCGTAGATGCCGTCCGAGCGGACGGGTGCGAGCAGGGAGAAATAGCCAATGTGGAAAGGGAAGGAATCCGTGCGCCTCCCTGATGTGCGCAGCTCCCACGTCCTGATAGGGTCGCCCTTTGGATCGGTGCCCATCTCCACCTTGGGGTTGGTCCCGCTAGTCGGGGTAACAGGGAAGGCGCTGCGGAGATAGTCCAAGCCATCGTAAGTCACGAAAGACCCAGGGCCGTAGGATGTACCGGGGTTCCAGTCTGCCATGGCTTAGACCCTCGTCCACCACCAGGTCGCAGTGCTGGCCCCAGCCTTGAGTCGGTTCACCGCGAGGTTCCCACTGGTAACGAGTCGCACCATCGACAGGGTGGTCACCATGCCAACGGTCGTAGAGTTAACCTTAGCAATCGGATAGTAGCTCTCGGTGTTCGTGTCTACTGGTACAGTGGCGCCGCTGGTGAAAACGATTTCAGCGGTACGCGGGAAAAACTTGTTGGCCTCGTAGGTACACTTGACTGAGACGTAGCCCTCGCCCGTGACCGTAATGGTAGGCGGGGTCGGGTCGTCGAGATAGGTAGTAGCAATCTTTGGAACGTATCGGTTAACCGTGCCTGGGGTTACGCTCACCTTGTCCACAGATAGGGAAGGGTCTAGCGGATCGTAAGGTCCGTCCTCACTCAAGAACGGATTTGAGATGTTCAGGCTTACCCCATAACCACTGGACGTGAAGCCGTACCCGTTACCAGGTTGAATGCTTGAGCTCATACGGACAGGTAAACTTCTGCCGGGTAGCCTTCGCGGTTGAACCGAATCTCGTAGTTAATCTTAAAGATTTTCGGGACGCCGTCGGGCTGGACGCAGTAGTCCTCGAAGGACACCTGAGAAAGCATAATCATGTTACGGTTGGTACCCTTAACAGAGACCACCCAAGTCGAGCCAACGTGATCGGGCAGAAGTTTGCAGCCAGCCCCGAAGGAACTAGTGCCGCTGGTCTTGCCTACGTTGTCTCGCAGGAGTGCAACCTTGGCCGCGTTGGTCGTATAAACGCAACCCGAGAAGGACGTAGTCGGAGAAAGGTAATGCGTCTTACCGTAGTAGTATTGCTTGGTGGCTGTGGTCGAATCCAAGAACCCAACAAACCCGCCAGCATTGGTAGCCGTGCCGGTGAAGTGAGCGCCGAAGACGCCGCCGACTTTGTAAGTAGCCTTGATGGGTGAGTCCGTAAAGGTCGTGCCGCTGCCAGCGATGGCCGTAGTAAAGGGAGCCGTAGGTCCAAAGAAGTTGGGGTGGGTCGTGATGTGCTCCGAGGTCAGACCGTGCGAGGCCGTCACGTTCGGGCGGGTCATGTCTCCGCCAGCCGCCACGGTATCTACCCCAACGTAGTCCGCGTCGAGGGTATCCAGGCTTAGGGCTCCCCGGCTTAGGGAGAACTTGTGTACGAACATCGCCGAGAACTGAGGATGTACCTGACCGCCTACGACTGCCGTACCGCCAACGGTGCGGTCGACGACGTAAGTAGCCTTGCCAGTAAGTAGGCCGTAGCCGTCAGTCTGGTAGACGCCACCGGGCTGAACGAATTTAGAGGTTAGCGGATTGCCTACAGATACAAGAGCCATGTGAGTTTAGATTAAGTTAAAGTTTTATTTAGTGGCAGGGGTCACCGGGGTGCCGCCCTTTTCGGTAAGGTCTGCGGGAGGTCCAGCGTTCGGGCCCCTAGACGCGATTACCTGAAGGCAGGCAAGCTGCTCCTTGGCGATGGCCTGCTGCTCTTGCAGCGCTGTGATCACCGGGTTCTGGCCGACGCCAATGACATTGCCGGAGACGGAGGAGATAGAACCTTCCGACTTGCTCGAAGCAGCCTTGTCCTTCTCGGGCTTGGCTGACGCGGCAATGGCAGAAAGCAATGCCTTGGCGGCTTCGCCTTTCTTAGGGTCCGAGGACGGCGTTGCGGCTGACTTGACAGAACCGTCCGCACCCATGGCTGATAATGCCCCGCCCATAGGGGTAGACGTGATGCTGGATATAGCCAGCTTTGCGGCCAAACCTTCAGGCAAGATTTTGTCGGCTACTTTAAAACCGAACTCGGCAACAGTCTCTGCAATTTTCTGGGCAAATTTTGAGTAGGTGTCGTACGCCTTGAAGATGTAAGCGACGAATACTTTCATCTTGGCAGCGAGCGCATCCATGCCATCGTTGTAATCCCCAATCATCTTTAGCGTCTTAGCGTCCACGATAGGAGCGTTGGCGATGTCCTTGCTCAGCTTTAGGTAGTCGTTTAACATCGGCAGGATGTCATTGCCAATCTTGTCCCCGAAGAAAGCCGTGGTGATTAGCAGGCGCTCGGAGTCGTCGGCGCTTCCGGCCAAGGCCTGAGCGATGGCTAGGAATACGGCAGACGCGTCACCCGACTTCAGTTGCTCAAGGGAAATCCCGAGGGCCTTAAACATCTCGACCTTCTTGCCAGTGCCGGCGGCGGCCTCGGCCATATCGACGCGCAGCTGACGGGTAGCCTTAGCCAGGGCGGAGACAGAGACGCCCGACTGTTGGGCAGCGTAGGCCAGCGCTTGGAACTGCTCAGCCGTCAGGCCACTGCGGTCCACCTGATCGGCGACCTCCCCAAGTTCCTTGAATGTATTAGTGACAAAGCCGAGCGCCTTGTCGAACAAGACGGTTGCGGCAAACATGCCGGCAAGCCTGTTGGCAATGTCGGTCCCAGCCTTTTTGAAAGATGAGCCTAGGGCATCGACGGACTTCTTCGCCCGACCCGTTACCTGGTCAACGTCGGACTTGCCCTTCAGTTCGTATTCAAGTTTTTGGCCCATTGTCTTTGGTGTTCTTTACATCTGCGGAGGGGGCAACCTTCTCAAGGCGTTCCTGCTCTGCGATGAATTCCTCTTCATCGGTGGTAAGAATCTTTGACTCAGACCCAGCCGACGCCACCCACGCCGCGTTCAGCCAGATGGCCTGACACTCCGGCATCTCCCATGCTCGCTTCTCCTCGATGCCGTTTTTGATTAGCGCTGCGACCACGCCTAGCGGCCAAGGGATACCGACGTCCTCAGCTGATCCCTTCTTGTCGCTGACGTCTTCCCAGAACTTAGGCCAGCAGTCCACCATGCAGTAATCCTTGAACCTTTCGCACTCGGTCAGAAATCGGCCGGGTCTTTCTTTCAGCTTCTCAAGGAGCCTTAGCTCGATGGCGGTCAGTTCGCCCAGGGGTTCCTCGGCACAAATCTTTACCGCGGCCAGTAGGTCGAGCGGGGTGGGAACCTTGTCGCCAGTAATCAGGGGCGACTCGATCGCCAGAAGGCGCACCCGGTACTTGAGGCAAAACGGATAAACGGGACGACCAAGGCAGGTCACCTTGGCCGGGTCCGTGAAGGCCCTGAGAAATCTTCCGTCCACGCCTTGATACTACCCCACTTGGGGCGGTGTCAATTACGCGTAGGAGATACCTTCGTAGTCGACGGCTTCGACAGAGACGGAGGTGAAACCCTTGTTCTGCGATTTCTCGTCGACCTTAATCACGATTCCCACGAAGCTGGTGGAAGCGGAGCCAGACGGATAGGCCGAAGAAGTGTTGGTCGTAAAGCTGATGGTCGCGCCGAGCACTGGGACGGTTCCCGTTTTGCAGATGCCGTCGATGCTCAGGGTCGTCTTGCGATCGTCGAGGCGATGGGTCTTGGTCAGGCCGGCCTCATCTTGCACCGTGTCCTCATTGTTGAAGCCCGCCGAGACGGAGAAGGACTGCACGAAAAGATTCGTGACGGTACCTGAGATACCGAATAAGCAGGAAGTTCCGGTGAGAATGGCGGCCATGGATAGTAGGGTAAAATTTTTAGCGGGTTAAGGCTTTGAAACTGCGGGAGCGGGCAACCCTTACGGGATGGGGTTGACGACTAGCGGGATGTTGTAGGAAAGGACGGTCGCCCAGGAGCGTTCGTCGCGGCCTTCGTCTTCGGACTCAGGGATAACGTCATAGCACTTGGCGTCACCGCTGGCAAGGAAGGCGGCCTTGATGGCAGCCACGTCAGCCATGGCCCCGGCAATGGCAGCGCATCGGGCACGGTGATCGGAGAGGGTCGTGTCGTCGGCGTTTGAGAAGATGGTCACGCGCACTGAGCAGTAGAAGTTACCAGCGCCTTCAGGGATTTCGGCAGGGGTGCGGGCCGCGTCGCATAGAACCACGCACTTGGGCAGGACGTTAATCTCAGCGTTATCGCCAGTATAGACGGCCACGCCGGCAAGGCCTGACTCAGCGGTGAGGAAGGTGTCGAGGACGGCCTCGACGATGTGACGGGGGGAGATAGTTCCGGGCATGTTATTAGATTCCGTGTTTGCGATTAAATTTATCGGTATGCTTTTTGAGCAATATTTCCATCATGGCTGGCATCTGCTTGACGCGGTTACCGTAGACAAGGTTCTTCACGTCTGCGTCGGTTGCAACATAATCGGCGTCACCGTTCTGATTCCCAATCCTAAGCTCGAAGACCATCTCGCCGACATCGCGGCGGGACATGACCATGATGCCGTCCGAGTTGGTGTGGCGCTTAATCCATAGCGGAATCTGGGAACGTCCTGCATTGGCTCGAGACCTGGGACCGCTAAGGCCTTTAGGCTTGGGCAGTTTGGCTAGGCAATCGACCCAGCCAGACTTGATGCGGCCGACTGCCCGCTGACGCTCCTTGATGTACTCGCGGAGCACTGAGTCCTTGGCCTCATGGCGCTGCCAGAAGGCAATGCCAGGACCGCCGTTCTTTTTGATGCGGCCTCCGAACTTGTTGCGGAAGGCCATGTGGATTTGCTTGATTCCATCGACGCTATCAATCACAGGGCGGTTAAGCGCATTGCCCGCCTCCTGCTGGCCGATGCGGGTGAAGTAGTTCTTCAGCTTGTTGAAAGACTTCTCGGTCCCGAAGCCCTTATTGAACATCCGGGCGTAGAGGGCATTGCCGGCGAATAGGTCTGTATTGTCCCCGGCTAACTTCCAAAACTTGGACGTGTTATTCGTAAAGGCCGCGCTGCCGAGTTTGCGGAACAGGCGACCGCGTCGACCGTTGGTCGAACCTGAGCGCTCACCCACCACGACCGAATGAACGTCTCCCTGAATGGCGTATCCGCCAATCTTGCGGGCGTCGTCGCTCATGCCCTGGCCGCCAGCCTTAACGATGGGCGGGGTGAGGATCATGCTGTCCCGGCACATCAAGGCGGCCTGCTCCAGGTACACGTCCACTAGACCGTCATTAGTCCCATGGACGAACTTGTCGATGGCGGCCATGAACTCGTCACGGCTACGCGGTACCATGCGGACCTCCGCGCTCATTGGCTGTCGTCGATGACGATCAGGGTAATCCAAGCCGAAAGGGTCTTATAGGTCTGGCTGGTAATGCGGACCACCTTACCCCCCACCGTCAGTTTCTTGCCGATGCCTAGGGCGGCGATGGGGACGCCTGCCGAGAGGACGGCAGCCGATGCCCCATTAGACCCGTCTGGCTTGAGCCAGGAGGCCGTTGCGGCAGGGAGGCGGACGGTGTACTGGGTACGCTCACAATACCCCCCTGCTTCGAGGACGGTGGAATAGGCAGGCTCAGAGATAAGGGCCGAGAAGGTGACGGTCGAGCCGGCCGTGGCGCAGGGAATCCCGAAATCATAGGTGACTTCCTTCGCGTCGTCCAAGAACTCGGTTCCGTACAGGCTCATATATCTGCGGACTAGGGCAAAAAAAAGACCCCCATTTCTGGGGGTCTCGTTTCGTGGGGCTTTAAGCCCCGGCGATTAGGGGTTGTAGATCGAGGCGATCGTGCCGGAGGTCACAGACTTCGACGCACCGAACATCAGTTCAGCAGAGGCGACGAGGTTGCGGGTGCTCTTGTCGGCCCAAACGTTGTAGTAGATGCTCATGCCGAGACCTTCGAGCTGGACGACTTCAGAGACGAGCATGCCGTCACGGACGTTGTCGAGGGCAGGGGCCGCAGCGGCCATGGCGATCGCGTCAGGGGAGCAAGCGAAACCAGCAAGCTTGGCCTCAGACGGGAAGAGGTTGGCGTAGTAGACGCCGCCATCGAAACCATAAGCGCCATCAGCGAGAGGCAGGGAGGTCGTGCTCGTCGGGATCAGGTTGCTGTAGATGCCCGGGTTCACGATGAGCGCCTTACGGCCAGCCTTGTTGACGCCAGCCCACAGAGCACGGAGCTGAGCGGAGCCAGGGGTGACGACCGAGTCAGCGCCGGTGACCGTAGCGGCACCGAAGTTGGCGACGGTGATAGGAGCGGTAGCGACGGACCAGATCTTGTCGGCGAGGGCGTCGAGGTTAATCTTAACCAGGCGCTCAAGACGGACAGCATTCTGGACGTCGGAGTACGACAGGCCGAAGGGCTGGTAGAGGTGGTTAAGGGTAACGGCGGTAGCAGCGAGGGTGCTGTCACCGATGACGTTGAACGAGGACGGGTTGGTCAGCGTGGTGGAACCGGCAGTAGCAACAGCCACCTGGATGACGTCCTTCGGGCGCTTCACGTCCGAGGAGAAGTCGGTCGAGAAGTTCGAGAGGGCGGCGAGGCGGTTGGCGAGGATGGTCTGGGACTGGGCGGCGAGGGTGTCGACGATCAGCTGAGCAGCAATGGTGTTAGGCATATTAGTTTACGGGTGAGAGTTAGGAGGGGAAATTATTTGGCAGACTTGAAGATGGCCGAGCGGTTCTTCTTGAGGAACTCGGTACGCTCCTTGCCGAAGGGCATGGCGGAGTACTGTTCGGAGATGTCCTTGTCAGAGGCACGCACCGGGCTGTCGCCCTGGGGAAGGTCAACGGCGGCAACGCCAACCTTGGCCACGATGGACGCGGCTTCAGCGGAGGCGGTGATCTGAATGGCCGAGAGTTCAGCGACCTTGGCGGTCAGTTCTTCGACGAGCTTGACGGAGTCAGCAAGAGCAGCCTGGAGGTCACAGACCTTGCCGTCCTTTACGGAGGCTTCCAGCTTGAGGCTCTCGACTTCGGCAACGGAACCGACGGTGAGTTTCTCAACGACGGCGCGGAGGTCGTCACGTTCGGCAGAGGCGGAGGCAACGAGGGCCTC